AGTAAAGAATTGAAATCATTAGAATTTATTGAGATCAAAAATGTTCCTACTCCCTCCGTTCCCTTCGCTTCACCCGAGCCTATTCAAGAAACATCTACAAAATCAGTTTTCATTGATATAACCATTAACGAGGTAAAGTTCCAGTTACCATCTAATTTTTCTGCGGAAAGAATTACGAAGATTATACAATTTATTAAGGAGTTATAATGCTTTTGTCTTACACAAACAAAACTGTATACCTTGCTTCAAAATCTGTGGACTTTAGGATGTCTATAGATGGACTATCTTCTATAATTCAACGGGAAGCTAAAGATTTGCATGTACATGACGGAAGCATCTATGTTTTTTATAATCATGCTAAAGATAAAATTAAATGTCTATTTTGGGATAGAAATGGATTTGTTTTATACTATAAGCGTTTGGATAAATGCAAATTTAAAATTAAAGACATGAGGGAAAATATAGAAAATATTACGCCTGAAGAGTTAGAAATATTATTGTCTGGCCTTCATGCTCAGCCTTCCGCGCGCTTAATAGAACATAAAAAAGGTTGATACAATACTTATAAGATGATTAAATAATAAGGATATATTTAATATGGAATATAGAATTGAAGTAAAAGTAAAAAACAACCAGCTTCTTAAATACATAGAAGCGGCCGGATATAAAAGTATAGGAGAATTTTGCCGCTTAAATAACAAAAGTAACTGGGCTTCTACGATTGGCGAATATGTAAATCTTAAAAAAACTCCCTTAATGGCCGATGGAAATTTTTATCCCCACGTTTACAAAATCAGCAAACTGTTAAATTGCTTACCAGAAGATCTCTTCACTGAAGTTCAAATGAACACTGCACTTGAGACCAATAAACGTACAATGCAAGTAAACGAAGCTGAAGTTAAGTATATGCTAGAAAATATGGGAGAAACTCTTCTCCTCGAAGATAAAATTGACGCAGAAAGATTACCGGAAAAGATAGATCAGCTCTTAGAATTATTAACATTACGCGAACAAAAAGTAATTCGCACTAGGTTTGGTATGGATCAAGAACCGAAAACATTAAAAGATACCGCGAAAATGTTTAATGTTAGTGTAGAAAGAATTAGACAAATAGAATCTAAAGCTCTTAGAAAACTTCGCCACCCAAATAGACTTAAAAGTATAATAGATTACAAATAGAAAAAATGGGATAACCATAAGTCTGATTATTACAGTAATCAGTATCATGAAAATACAGCAAATGATATTATTATCAATAAGTTAAATTATTATATGGCTAGTTACTGAATGTATAAAATTTGCACCAACTAATTGAGTAATATTTATACCGAATTTTAGCGTTACATGGAACCAATAATATAAGGAATTATGCTATATGTCGGATAATGTAACATATGTAAATTTTAAGCCATCTACAGTAATGTTAATTAATGAAGACGGCACACAAATTCCTGTTTGCATCTGTTCGTGCGGTAATTATAGTTTTTGGATAGGCGAAACAGGGATTATAGTTTGCTGTGAGTGCAAATCCGAATGCAAGCTTGTAAATCAAAAATTAAACTTGTAATATCCCTCATCTTTAACTTAGAGGAAATAATTTTGCGTTACTTCGATCCAGATGGTCTTGAGATGGATGTTCAAGATCCAGAATTTAACATGGACGAAAAAGGACACAACGAATTTTCGCTTGACGAAGAGTGTTTGTATTGTAACAATCGCAACATGATTAACGATGCGCTTTTGAGTGATATGCGACAAAGAAAGGAGTATGAGTGTCATATTTAACTGAACATGCATTATCGGAGATGGGATTTAAATATCTTGGAAAAAATGTAAAGATAAGTTCTAAAGCATCTATATATTGCCCTGCGCTTATATCAATAGATGATAACTCTCGGATAGATGACTTTTGCGTAATTAAAGGCCCCTTAACAATTGGCAAGTTTGTACATATATCTCTGTTCTGCGTGGTCTCGGCTTCTCGCGAAGAAATATGTTTTGAAGATTTTTCGGGCTTGTCGCACGGGGTAAGTGTATTTAGTGCCACAGATGACTATTCGGGCATGGCATTAACTAATCCTACTGTTCCCGATGATTTTAAAAAGGTCAAGCATGCGCCTGTTACGCTTCAAAAACATTCAATAGTTGGCGCTCATTCCATAATTATGCCAGGCGTGACCGTAACAACAGGTTGTGCAATAGGTGCTATGTCATTTGTTACGAAAAGTACATTGCCCTGGGGTGTGTATTTTGGATCTCCAGCCAAACGCATAAAGGAGAGACGCAAAGATTTGCTAGTTAAAGAGCAGGAATTTCTGGATTCGCTTAAGGAATAACAAGATTTTATATTATGACAATCTCAGTACGGACAGTGACGTACACCTGAGACTATAGAATTGGGGATAACACAGCAGGTCTATAGAGATATGAGCGATGTCTATGTGTTAAAGCCCATAAAAAAACGCGCTCTGGGCTTTATCGGTAGCGGTAGTTATCAAGCTTGTGCAATTCAAGCAGATTGTCACTTAATTCTACGGAATAACTAAATATCCGATCAATATGGTTCCGTTAAGACTTGTCGCGGCAGTGTTGTTATATATAGTTAGTGAACTAGACCCCGATCCTGCCGTTGCTTTTAAAGTGATATTCAAGGTCGTGTTAGTGCCACCCATCAGTGACAATATTATTGTTGATGTGGAACTAATAAAGGTATTAGTCCAGGTAATGGCATAGCTCGCTCCGCCCGCTGTAGTTAGGGAAGAAGTGGTTATGACGCCCGTGGTTCCGCTCGCAGTGACCGCGTTTGCTGCTTCTGTTCCATTCGCCTTACTTGCTAGGTAGATTGTCCCATTTGCATCAGGAAAGGTCACAGTTCGCGTGGCTGCCGTATTGGCAAATGAAAATAATGTTTCATGCTGGGGAAAATCACCCGCCAAAGTACCGTTATAAATGGCAAGAGGTAGCGTAGTATTCTGACTAGCTAATAGTATTTGTCCAGTACCTTTAGAGCCTATTATGGCGCTAACATTAGTATCTGCGCCTGCTGCTAGTAACGCTACTCCTGAACCTGAGGGGCTATTAATCAAATTTATATAATTTACCGCACTTGGCATGGATTGGAATCCAACAACATGATTTGAACTTGCATCATTTATAAATGTAGGTGCTTGAATAACCCCAGTCAATCCAGTTAATGATGTAATATTTGAGTTGGCACCTGCAGTTGCAAAAAGGCTTGTTAATTGGGTAAGGCTCTCTTTATATGTAACCCCAGATTGAACAACAGGGAATATGTCACTTAAGGCTGGTGTGACAATTGCTGGTAAAGCACTTATTTTAATACCCATTTTATATTTCCTTATTTATTCTTATCTTCGGCGGCGTGCATAAATCGCGCCAAATCCCGAACATGTACTTATATTAAATTGTGCCAAACAAGATAAGTACACAGTAGTTGTGCCGGACAGAGATAGTCTTGTACCTGGCACTACAAATACAGGGTTAGTATTAGCAAAAATTGTAGTGCCGCCAGGGAAATATTGAGTAGAGAACAATGAGGCATCGGGCAATGTGGCTGATGTGGTGCTAATCCAGCCTACACCCACAGTAAAGACAGTTGTACCGCCTCCACTAAACCCCACGTTTCCCCATAAATCCCAGTCTCCTGCTGTAAGAGATATCGATGTTACGTCTTTGGCGGTAATATTAACTAGAGAGACTGCGGAGGCTACCGCTATAGTGCTTGTTACTAATTCCCCGACGCTAAGTGCTGCTGCATTATTATTGGTCGTAGTGCCTATGATTCCTGAGGTGCTCGAGAAGGTTAAGCTCGTAGCTGATGCTGCCCCTAAAACTGGTGTCACAAAGGTAGGGCTAGTGCTTAATGAGATAGCGCCTGAGCCATTCACGTTTGCGGCTAATGCTGTGGCAACCCCTGTACCGTACCCCGTGGTTCCCGATATGGGTAAGCCCGTAGCATTAGTCAAAGTCAATGAGGCTGGGGTGCCCATAGCTAAGTTGGTAGGTAATGTCGTACTTAAACTCGGTACACCGCCTGATGAGGTCACAAGTACTGAGCTATTTGCGGTTGCGAGAGCAGACATGACGTTTGCTGATGAAGCATAAAGCAATGTGTTTATGGCATTTGTGGCCGGATAGGTCGTAGTAGACCAGGAAGGCGTAGTATTTGCCCCGGATTGTAAAATCTGTCCTGCGGTTGCGGTGCCTGCTAATATAGCGCCTGCCGATGCCGTACTATAGAATATGCCACCATTCGATGCAGTTAAGCTTGCATTAGTACCCCCATTGGCCAATGACAAGGGCAAAGAGGGTATTTGGGATGTGGTGGCCAGGGTTCCAGAAGTCGGGAAGGTCACGGACGTAGTATTGGTCATGGTGAAGGTATAGGCGAAGGCACCTGAGGTCGTTAAGTTGCCACCTAGGGTTATGGTGCTTGACCCATTATTCACCCCTGTGCCGCCATAGGTGCTCCCAATTACCGTGCCTTGCCAAACTCCAGTACTTATTGTGCCGAGGGTCGTGATCGAGGATTGCCCCACATAAGAGGCCGAAATATCGATTACTGGGGTTGTACCACCGCTTGAGGTGATTCTATTTATGGTGCCAGAAACGCTCGTAACCCCCGTGCCTGCTGGGGTTGTCCACTGACCATTTCCTGCCCAATATGTGGTGGCACTTGCGCTTGTGCCTGAATTTAGATTGGTTACTGGTAAATTTCCGGTCACGCCGGTTGTTAAGGGTAAGCCTATGGCATTCGTTAATGTACCTGATGAGGGAGTGCCTAGGGCGCCATTGAATACCACAAAAGACCCTGCTGAGCCTACGTTTATACCGAGTGCTGTGGCAACCCCTGTTCCTAGTGAAGATATGCCGGTTCCCCCACGAGAGGGCGAAAGCTGACCTTGCCACCCAACTGTGATTGATGTTGCATTTAAAAGTGCGTTACTGGGAGACCCTCCTAATCCTAGGGTGACGTTAGTATCGTTATTTGAAGTTAGGGCTTGACCATTCGCTTGAAATAAAGTCAAAAGTTGTGAGTTAGATTCTTTATACGTAGTGCCCGATTGACTCATTGGAAACACATCAGTTAATTGCGCCGAAGGTGCCGCGGGTAAATTTATTATCTTAATGCCAGCCATGGCTACTCCTGCACTATAATTCCTTGTGATGAATCGGTGAGGATAAAGAGATTATTATCAGTAATTAGCTCAAATTCTTCTTCAACAGCCGCTTGTGCGCCTGCGTACATGATAATTACAATTAATCCACCGTATGCACCTTGCATTTAACATCCTTGTTTGGCGGCCATTACAGCCGCCTTTAAGCAACTACTAACCGTAACTACCTGCTGATAATTGAGCAGAAATCTTACAGCCATTAGAAAGCACAAGCACTAGATAACTTGTTTGTTTGCCAGTATCCAAGAGGCTTAATACGCAGCCACCGGTAGCACTGGACATACAAGAAATCTGTGTAGTAATGGCCGCCCCATTATTCAAGCTTAAGCCGCCTGAGGCCACGGAAAAACCTGTGGAGGCCGCACTTGCTAGAGTCAAGCCATCAGCGGCTGAAGAGGCATACACCCTGAATGGAATAATGCGGGTCATATTTGTACCACTACCGTCTTTAAGCTGGATTGTGACTGTTGCTGTATTGGCGGCGCCCGCTGCTGCTGTGATCGTACATGAGGCTGGATCCACTTGAGCCACTGGGGTTGCCCCATATTTAAGGTTCGTAATATTGGCAGTAGTTGAGGTGAGCGTGGTGATGGTCTTTGCCGTTGTGGTGCCAGCGTCCAACATGAAATTGGCCGTTGCCGCACCTGGGTCTGGGATCGTAATCACTGAGGATTGACCCATGGTGCCGCTAGCTATTGTGGTATTGAAAGCGCCACCTGCGTTGACAGCTTGTAAAATTAATGAACCATTGGCCGCTGTTGCTGGGAAAGAGGTTACAGTGCCCGCATGGCCTGAGGAGCCTGCTATTAGGTTGCCTGTGGTTGTGGCCACGTTGCCTGTGGCTACGGTCAGTCCAAAGGCTAGAGTTGAGGTTGTTGTTTGGGCTTTAATATTCCCTGATGTATCAGAAAATACAGCGAGTGCATTGGCAGTTGATGCGCCACCAGAGAATGATACCCCGCCTGCACTTGGATCTGAATCCCAGTTAAATGCGCTAATACCTAAGATGGATGGTAACGGTTCAACAATGGAAAAAAAGTTACCAGCATTTACTGAACCTGCGCCAACTGAGGCATATTGTCCAGCTTTAATCTGCTCAATGCTTTGCATATCATCAGAACGTTGTAGTACTACAGTAGAGGCAATAGTTTTTACAACATAGATGCCTTGTTCATTAGTATTAGTTTGAGTTTGCAGTAATATTCTATCGCCTACTGCTGCAACTACGCTATCGACTGTTAATGAGGAAGCGGCTATTGTAAGGGTAGCACCTACGCCATTGTTATCTTGGCCATTATAGTAAGTGCCTGCAATATTTGAGGTGCTTACTAGGCGAACAGGAGTCAGCCAGGGCGAAAAGACTGTTTGTGAATATGTTAATGTCATTTTAAATTCCTTTTATTTAATTAAAGTTTACTTCCCTTTACTAACTACCCCATGCAATATTAGTTGCTGTGGTTCCTGATGTATTAACTTGTATTGAAAAGATAGGGTGCCAAACGCCTGCAGCTAATCCGATTAAATCTTGTGTCGTGCCATCCCACTTGATATAAGAGACATTCCCAGTGACGCCAACGTACAGCCAGCGGGCAAATTCTACACTATTATTATTACCGTACATGGTATCTAGCACAACCGTACCTGTACGGGCGACTCCTGCCATGACGCGGGTCGGGCCGGTATAGGCATTAGGGTCTAACGCTGGTACATTTATTAATTGAACAGCCATGTTAACTACTCCTTGTATTATATTTTGATAAATACGTTCATAAAGCTTGTAGGCTGCATATTGCCATCATCAGCACCACGGACGTTTAATACCCCGGTTGCACCACCGCCTTGAGCTGCTATATTTAGTGCTGTAGCTGGGGAATTCGCAGCCGATGTCGTGAATCCAGTTGAATTTGTGCCTTGATTACCAATGGCTAAACCTACTGTACTACCTGGATGGTTATGTGCCGGCATGCCAGCAATGGTTATAAATTCAGAACCTACGAATTCTCCTAAAGCTCTTGAGCTTAGTAATGCGCTATTTCCAGCAGCGGCTAAGGCACATCCTAGACTTCTAGTAAGGCTTAGTCTTTTGCCTAGCAAAAAGTCAGTTATAGCACTCGCCATGTCATTGCCTGGTGGCGTTCTAAGACCTGAGACGGGTGCCCAAGCATCTGATACGCAAGTGTAAAGAGTTGTATACAATTGGAATGTTTGCATATTTGCATAGGTTGTCGCGCCTGAGTCTGCATTACCTATCGAGCCATCATCCATAGGCAACCATCCAAGAGGCGCTTTATTGGTCAGGCTTACTCTAATATCGCCTGTGCGTGGGCTATCAGCAATTGTATTTATTTGATCGTAGGTATCGAAAGTGGTTGTTGGGATAACCTGACCTAGATATAGGCCTGGCTTTGTGAATGCTACATTGGAAGCCTGATTAAGGGGCATTTGTATTTGGATGTAAAGTGCATCGTCATTAGTTTGCAGACCTGGAGTTCCTAACGATTTTCCCGAAACATCAGGGATAGTGATAAATGCATTGTATTGCTTCCAGGATGAAGTCAATACCCACGTAGCTACTTGATTGCGAACTTCAGCACTTGCAGCAGTTCCAGAGCCAAAATATTGTCTGACCCATCCCGTAATTGTCCCAGGAGTTGTTGTATATTTTGCCCAAATAGACAATGTCATTTTTTGGTTAGAGAGATTTTTTACTTTCTGGCAAATTGGAAATTGGAAGGCTTTGTATTGTTCACCTATAGGACTATTAGTACATTCGTAATTTACATATTCTGATGGTGTGACGTCAGGTATTAAAGCTGCATCTGACAGCAGAAATGTTGGGAATGTAATTTGATCAGTCGCAGGAGTTCCAATACCAGTATTTGTCACCAAACGAATGTCTCCTCCTAAGCCACCATTTGTGCCTACAAGAGGATTAACTAAAGCTGGTGTAAATCCCTTATGATTTGAAGGGGCAATGACAAGATTCCCTGATCCAATTGGGTTTGCGGTTGCGTCTATATGATCGATGAATTGGTTATTGCTAATAAAGTTTACAATGTTAACATTAACTGTTCCGCCACCTCCACCACCTCCGCCTGAACCTGGGGGGAAGTAATCTTGTATTGTGAAAAGTTCGGTTCCATCTGCTGCATTTATCTCTAGAAAATATGTATCATTGGGATTGGCAGAGTCTACTTCCCAGTAGAATGGCCCCTGTGTTCCGTTCGCATCAAAAATAATTGGATTAGGCCAAGCTTTATTACCAAATGGATCCATCCAAACCGCTTTATCTTCATCAAAATTAAGATTACGTTTTGTTGCCATGGTAGCGCCGCCCGCTACGGTTCCGTCATTATTGATAAGAACCCATTTTGGGATTGGGGCTAAGAGATATGATATTGTTGATGCCATGCTTCACTAGTCCTTGTGAAAATTTACTTTATTATTTGCTATTGACAAATAACGAGCATTAAGTTATAAATTAACCATTACTAAATGGAAACTCTTATGCTACTTACTATAATCATCTTCGTTGCCTTACTCGCAATTACAATAGATTGGTGGATGCCAGATTAAAATAAATGCGATAAAGCATTTGTTCCTAGGCTGGCCAACGCTCCTAACCCTGTAATTTTACCTACTGTTTTAGCTGATTCTTTATTTTTTATCTTTTTATTAAGAGCATTAATGCTTTTTTCAACTTCAGGAGTTATATAACTACCAAACCCTTTGCTTTTAACATCCTCAATTTTTTTGAGTAACTCCTCAGGGTTTAATTTATTACCACCTATGGCATTAAATAATATCCTATTTTTTGCACTGGCTGGTAAGTCTTGCATTATTTTGTTTATATGACCAATTTTTTCTATGCCATTTTTTTCTATAAAATTAGTAGGTGAACCAAATGCATTGTGCAGGTTTTTTATATCTGTCTTGCCCCCTTGTACAATGTCTAAAATCTTTTTGTCTTGTCGGAATGGAGCAACATGCTCTCGATATAAATTAAGTCCTTGTTTATATTTATCGCCTATTGGTTGATTAGAAGAACTATCATGCTTTTCAAGAAATGCTCCAATATCTTTTTTTACTTGACTGCGAGCATCTCTTAATTTTGCCAGTTGATTTCTTATATCTCCTGTTCTAGGGCGAATTTGCTTTAGATCATCAATCATAAATCTCAATTCTGATTGCAGGTTGTGCGCATTAGAGAAAGTAGGATTTGCCTTAAAAGATTTGTATAGATCGCCAACACCTAATCCTTTGAGTTTATCGAATGTCGCAATGGACTTATCTAACTTATTCAGAATAAATGGGGTTGTTTCGTATATTTTTTCATTCCCAGCTTTTCCAAGGGCATAGTTTAAAAATACACCTGCCTCTTCATTGCGCATATTATACGCACTTCTAATGTCCTTCACTAATTCTTTAGAATTCTTCGTTAAATTGTTAGTGCCGCCACTTAAATAATGTTCTATTTCCTTTGCTTGACCAGTCGGATTAATTTTAGAGTATGTTTTTTTCAAAAACTCATTGTTCTCAAGAGAGTTTTTAATACCACTATATCCTTTACTAACTCCCTCCCCAATTAGTCCGCCAGCCGCGCCCAATCCCATACCGAGCAAAGGATTATCAGGAGCATAAACGCCACCTAGCAAAGCGTTCCCTGCTAGTTTTGATGTTCTGGGAGCCTTGCCCAATAGATTAGATGCAGCATTTATGCCTTTTTCAATAAAAGGTACATTCATTGCGGATTCTGCGACATTCGCTACTTTTGGAATCTTACCAAGCGCTTTTAAAATTCCCCCTGGCGCAAAAAAGGATGCTATTTCGCCAGTAGTTGCGGCCGAATTATGAGGCGCCATATCAAACATAGGAACTTTAGGAATGTTACCACCTACTGCATTGATTCCGCTTATGCCTAGATTCGCCGCCCCGGGAATGATATTTGCAATGCCTTGTCCAAAGCCGCCCGCAATATCCGCAATAGGCTTTACAATATTTTCTTCAATGGGGCGATTAAGATTTCTTTCTACATAATTTCCCGCGCGCTCTAGTAGCCCAGTCTTTCTTTCTTTATTTTTTTTAATAAAGTTATGCGCCTCATATTGGCTATACTTATCTTTATTCTTTAAGAAATTATGCGCGTCATATTGGCTGAATTTATCACTCATAAGTAAATCCTTCAGCCAATGCTTCATCAACTTTATCGGGAGGAATAAAAATTTGTCTATTCCCTTTGTATAATCCCACATATCCCTCGGGAATATCCAGATCGGCCATATTGTAATTTTTTTCAATACTTTTAGTAGGCTTAGCCTTCGTCTTATTTCTTAAGCCACCAATGCTTATATCAACAGAATTTCGAGCCTCCAACCCTTTACGTAATGCCTCATCCAAAAATCTAGTTGCTTCTTGACGGGCTACACCTGATAACCTAGGAAATTTAGCGTTAATTAATTGACCTGAAGCCTTCATCAATCCTTCCGTTGCCGTGACTCCAGGTTGTCCATTAGCTAGTCTGATACGATTTTGCGAAGCTTCATATTGAAGGGCTTGCGATGCAATAAATCTACCGAGTTTTATTTGAGAGGTTTTGTCGCCTTTAAAAGAATCGAAAATTTGTTGAGGTGACATATCGAAATAAGTAGTGCCATAAGGCTCTAAGCCTTCATCGGCGTATTTAGATAATACTGAGAGTTCAGCTTCTGCTTGTTTTGCTTTAATACCAGCCGTAATAAGTGGTGCTGTAGTTGTGCGTTTTGCAATAAGTTTTAAATAATCATCTGCTTTCCCCTGAAGTGGCGGCAAAGGTGTGCCGTCTGAGAAAGTATCATTTCCAGAGAGGTAAGCATTAGATGCATCATTTAATTGTTCTGGTGTCCATTCTGGGTGATCTAGAGATAGTTGATTTTCGAACCCTTTCAATTCTTTTTGAGGCGCACTCATCGCAAAACCGCCTGAATTTCTATATTTAGCCATGGCCTTTTGAGATTCAATACCTGCTTTAGTTACTTCTGGGTAAAATTCATTTTGCAGCCTCAATTGCTCAGCTTGCAATGGCGTCATAGTATTGGATTTTTGTGTCATTGCATTTCTATTGTCAATTTCTGATTGCATGTTAGGAGCGTAAAATTGATTATGAAGTTCGGCAAGCGCATTAGCTAAAGCTAGTTTCCTAGGCAAATATTGATTATTTATATTCTGACCTTGTGTTAATGCATTCCTGTAGCCTATTTGAGATTGTATATCTTGAGGATAGTATTTATTCTTAAGGCTTTGCATCTTAGTATTAAGCATGGCATTATTTAGTGAATTAATACCGCCCATAGCAGTTACGATTCTGCCGCCTGGCTGAACGTCATACAAAATTTTCGGTAATGGAAGAGCCATCATAAATCCCTATAAAAAGAAGCCCAAAAGACTTCCTAAGCCACCAAATATGTCACCTTTATCTTGTTCTCTGCCAGCTTCACGCCCATATTCAGCATTTGCCATATTTTCACCCATTTGACCATACATATTAGTTAACGCATTCGCAGAAGATTGGCCGCCTTGAATCAGACTCTGTTGGCCTTGGCCGTATTGCGTGTTTATTCCTAAGACATTCTTTAGCCATTTACCCATATCTTCTGAGGAAATATTCCCAGCATTTTGTTGTAGCTGCATCATCAGAGGAGTGCTACCAGATAAGCCATTTGCTGAGCCATAATTTTGCCCAGCGCGCATGGATTGCTGTTGCATGTATTGTGCCCATGGGCTTTGTTGATATTGACCCATGAGATTATTAATAAATTGACTTGGGTTTGATTGGCTTTGAAGCCAGTTTTGAAAAGCTGGTATTGCTTGAGTTCCGGCATTGAAAAATGGCTGCTGCGTTTGCCTAGCTAAGTCGCCATATTTTTGATATTGCTCGCCTGCTGCTTCATAAGGCTCATCAGAATTTCCAAATAAGCCGCCTAGTATTCCGCCAAATGCGTTTCCTATGCCTAATTTTTCGAAAGGGCTAAATGCCATGTCACGTTCCTTGTGATAAGATACATCATTTTAAACTATTGTTGTCCATTGGCCAACCCCAGCAACTACCTGCCAAATCTGTAATGCAGCAGTTCGTGGCAAAGTTGGCGTATTGGAATTAGAAACATAAATCATTTGCCCTTCAACTGGATTTTGAAGGGCATTTCTCTGTGCAAGAGTTAGAGAAGGCACAAACATGCCATTTTGTGACAAATATCCTTGCAATGTTTGCACAAACGTTGCAATGAAATCAGCCCATATGCTAGATAAGTATATCTGATCTCTGACCAATGGATCATAAGTCGGGAAGTTGTCCAAATCTCGTGCCATCCTCTTTACTCCGGTAACACTTCAAATACCCAGGCCGCTCCTAGGATAATAAATGGAATATCTGCAAAAAATTCAATCTTCGGTACATAACCCTGACCTCGAGGAGTGGTACCAAGTTTTCTCCAAACAGTTCTAAAGGTTCTTTCACCTAGTTTTCCCATATTAGCAGGTAAAACATAGCCATATGTTTGGCCGCCATCTCTTGAGATTGATAGATAAACGACTGGTTGACCTCCTCCTACATCTACTTCCTCCTCGAGGACGATATTTATGCTACTTTCCGTAAGAATTTCTTGTGAATCTTCAGTTAATAAATCAACTTCCTCGAAAACCTCAATATCTTTTTGTCCTTGTAGTAAATCAAGCTGGAATCTATCTATACGCAGGCGGTTGTAACCTTCGGGCGTCATTTGTCGACCAATTCTCACGCGTCTTATCGCTTCCCCATTATTGTTTGAGACTGTGTCATCTACGATGTAAAATATAGGCGCACTATAATCACCGTAATAGTTAATGCCATCAAAATAAGCGTGAGTTTGGGCGGGGTGCCTATTACCATTTAACACCTCTTCTTCATGCCATTTTGGAGAATCAACGGTACTCATTGTGACATTTAAAACATAAGTGTGATTAGCTCTTGTGAAATTTAGTCTATAAAAAATAATCCCATTTTCTTTTATTAAGACCCCTCTGGCATCTGAAACACCTTGTGTTATATCGGCAGCATATTGTGCTAGTTGAAAGTCTAAGGCTCTATTACTTACGAGTAATGTTTGCGTGCCAGATACTTCAACAACTCCTGCGAGTCCATCCCTATCTTGTGCCAAGAAAAACATTCTATCAAAGCCAACTGATATGCTCCCAATAGCAGGTGTTCCTACTTCCATAAGAGATGAATTATTGCGTCTAATGGGTAGGTTAGTGCCCGCTCCTGCGTTCTCCCAGACTTCGGTAAAGTTCTCTGAGAATAAGAAAATTCGCCTATGTAGAGTTCGGCACGCAACAATGTTTCCAGGATGAGATGTAATTGTTCCAAGCTGTAATTGGCCATTATTTGTTACGAATATTGATCCGCTGCCGGATGATGAGAAGGTTATAGGTGTTCCGCCTTGGGTGATTGAGATTCTAAAGATTGTAGGACTTATAACCGCTACTACGTAATAGGTAACACCTGTTGAGATTGCGGGTGTGCCTGTAGGTAATGTGCCGCCACCATTGAAAGTGATAGGCGTGCCAACTTGATAAAATAATGTTGAACCTGATGTTAATACGAGATTCGGTGAAGCCCCACTTGCAGCCACAAATGAGTTGCCAGTTCCCGCTGAATCTGCACCCCATATAAGACCATTATTAAAGCTCGACATTTGAAACTGATTAGTTTCCCCATTTGCTACAATAAAAAATCCATCGATATAGCAGACATCAATTGGCCTTGAAGGAAAAGCTGGATCGGTTATCAGTTTAAAAGTCTCTGTATTAATATCCCAAATCCACCCTTGAACGCCATCTACGAATATAACCTGAAAAGTGTTAGCGTCTACTCCCACGTAGCCAATTGATGTAGATAATTTCCCTATAGGTAAAGTTTCAAGAAAATCTGATGGCCCCTGAGTTCCAAATACTGTTTGTCCGAATACGTTAAATATTTCATTATTAAATACAAAAGTAGCTCTAGCGCCACCTGTCTCATCATCAAAGTCTAGATCGGCATCAACAAGGCCTGATGTCGAGAGGAGAACTTTAGGCTTCTTACCTTGAGGATCGATAAACTCGAACATATTGATCGTACGTTCAGCGTTAATCGGCGTATAGCGTTGATTATCATAACTTCCGACTATATCGTAATCTTTTATAGTCATGTTAATACGCCAGTATATTTTGCCAGTAGAAAGGCTCTGGTCTTTGTAATATCGCCGTAGGTCTTACTGTAACGTCAGTTTCATTAGCATTTTTAATAATACTAAAATAATCTTGATATTCATCTTCTGCAGATTGCGGCCAGTTGCCAGAAGGATAATAAGATAAGAACTTTCTTGCCAGCGCGTATTTCATAAAACCGTAATAAAAGGGTGGTAGCTCACCTATGCTTTGGTTAGCAATGAGTTTGTTTATCATCACCTTGCAACCCAGTAGACAAGGGTAGGGTTGATCTGGTTGCGGATAAATTGTTACAAAACTTTGAAATTCTTGCTTATCAAGATATATAAATCCTGGACGTGTAGTTAAGGGCTGTAACCTTGTCACACCAAAAAACTGAGACTTTGTAATAATCTGCATGGGATAGATAATCCCTTGTCCCGCACTAGGTACCGTGTAATTCGCGAAAGATAAATCTACAACTCGATCAGCATTAATGTCGGCTGGAACCATGTCTGATATAGAATACGTGCCTTGCCCAACTACCATGTTGAAAGGTATTTCAGTTAAATAAGGAATATAAATACTATCTGCCGCAAATTTATCTAGTAGTTCATTGATTAAATCAAGACCTGATGAGAGCATGAAAGCATCTGGGGTTTCGCCCACACCTAACTCGCCCAAGAGATATAGAGAATTTATAATTAGGTCATTGGTAGTGCGTGCCACTTGAGACATAACATATCCTTATGTCGAAATATTTTGCGATACTTATCTAAAATAAATCGGTTTATCGGTATAATTATGCAATAAACCGATTTATTTTTATTACTTCAATGGAAATGCATCATCCATGTCACGACAAAGTTTTCTAGCTGACTCTTGTGCGTGCGCGCCATCATTTGACATGTAGGCGTTAAATTCCAGCATCTCTTTAGGAGCACCAGGACGATTTCCCATCATCTTAGTTAATTTTTCTTGTTCGCGCTTAACAAAGTGATTGTTTGACTCAACCATTGCATTATTTTTCATTTTTATTTCCCCTTCTTAGGCTTAATTTCGTTTTGAGCGTTTTTACCTTCTTCGGCTACTTTATTACGAAAATCTCGTGCTTTCTTAGGACAATCAAACCACATGCCCGATGCTTTCAATTTTCTAGCCTCATCTTCTTCAACGACGATCATTGGGTTAATTGGATGATAAACACATGTAAGCATCGGATTTCTCCTTAAGAAAGTACTTTAGTCGCGTATTGCGCATGCCATTTAAAGCCGCAAAGTAAATCTATACGCATATAGTTTTGATATCCTAAAATATCACCAGTTTGTGTTACTGCGAGTGATAAACCAGTTTCAGGATCAACAGCTACTGATGCATAAGGAACTTGGAGCTTGTAAAGTGGAGGGCATACAATATCAAGGCCTCGACTTGGGTATGCTACGTTTACATTATAAGAACCCACCATCGTAACAGGCGCGTCATCAGGAATAGGATTTGATACGTTTCTGTTAGGATTTAAAGTGTCAGATATAATGACGGGCAACACTGTGATTGTGACGTTTCCTGAGCCATCAGAGTTCGCAGCAGCTTGTACTACAAACTGCATATCTTGACCAGTAGCAGCACGTCCCACAGGGTTTACAGATTGAACGCCAGCTATGGAAATTACATCACCTGGTAAGAAGTAGTTTGTAACGCTTATAGTTGCGCCATTCATGACTATTGTATTACCAGAAGACACAGCACCATTCACTAAGAGTGGGTCAGAAGAATGTAGGGTCGGCCCGGCTCCAGCTATATGATGCTTAATATTCTGAGACTGGAAAATATCAAAATAAGATAAGTGACCAATCGCAGAAGAGCGTACGATGTCCTCGTTAAATACTGGAGTGAAGTTATTAAGGAGCGCACCTTTCAAGCTTGAACCATCACGTACAGTCATCGCTAAATATGCATCAGATGCAATATTAACGCCTTGCTCGAGTAACTTCGCGCCTGCTGTATCTACAGTTGTGAAGCTGTTGATAGGGACGCCTGCAGTGCCTGTGAAGAAGTTCAAATCTAGTTCAGCAGATCCAGAAATGTCCTTTTCCATCTGTGTAATAATTTCCTGTATTGCAGGAGCAATAAACACACGGGAGAAGTCTTCAATACGTAATGTCAAATCTTGAATTGTATAGGCAATAAGTGCGTGGTACTGGTGCGCAATTACTATTGTCTCGACCGTTTCAATAATCGACTGAGGAGTTGCAACGGAACCATCACCAACTATAAAGTGGTTTTGGCGTCTGACCTGCAGCGTATCACCGATTTTGTAACCGGACGAAACAAAATCATCTTGGTAGATACGGCTTGCAGTCATGACAAATGGTGCATTGTTTGCAAACATTGCAAGTGCTGTATTACTGACTAGGTCAGTTGTAATAAATTGGTTAGTCATTTAAATTGCTCCATTAATCCTTTAATGGGCACTTAAAATAGCCGGGTCTCAAATGGTTTTAATCCTTAAAACCGCGTCACTTAAAAGTGCCTGCCTTCATACGCGCTCTGATAACAGAGGGTGGCGTTTTATCCGTAATCGCATTTGAAGAATGAGCTGGATTTGGTCTGATGGAGCCAATAGGGTTAGCTCTCGAAGGAGTCGATTGCTTACCCGTATTGCCGCCCATCAAAGAAAATGACAGCTTATTAACTTCTCGTGCTTGATCTAGTGGATGGAGTTTTGAGATTCGTTCCAGTTCTGATTTATTCTTACCGAGTTTGTAGGCAACTTCAGCAGGGTTTTCAACGAGCAATAGTGCATCCCGCACATGTGGAGTAAAGGGAATATCATCGCCTCGTACCACGTCGTCAAAATCATCGTACTTGTCAGACGCTTTATCAAATTCGCTATGCAACCGCTCGTATTGCTTATGCACATGAGCTTGACGTTCTGCGTCTTTTGCTTGGCGTTCGGCGTGTTCCTTTGCGCCTAGAGCCAAGCGTACTGCATGCTGAATTCTCTCCTCTTCATTCATTCCGGGCGGAATGGGCTGCCCAGGTGATGGATAAGGATTTGAGTTATAAGAATATGAGTCATGTGGGTTAGCGCTATCGCTATGGGAATTTGTTTCAAGATGCATGATTCTCTCTTGCAACTGTCGCATCTCCCTTGCGTGCTTTTTGGCTTGCATGCCCAGACGTTTTTTGACCCCATAAGGATCTCCGTCTGAATGTTCGCCCTCGTCTGGGTTAACAGTCGAGTTATCTAACTCTGGTGCCTCATCTTCCTGTGCCGCACTTACTTCTTCGGCAATCATATTCTCATCTGATTCCAATTCTTTTATCTCCATATCGACATTTGTAATGTCCTAAACCTTACGGTAGGTCTGAAACCCTGAGAGTTCCCTCTCGTCTAGTTCAAGTATAGTTCAAGTTATTTTGCAATTGAAACCCCACCTGTGGGGATAAAGTGCAATTTTTACTTTTTATGTTCCGTTATCAGTTTGTTTCTCTTCTTTCTTATGCGGATTAGCATGTTTATGTAAATCGGCTAGTATCTTGGCCAAGTCTGTAGAAAACTTGGATTCTGCTTTTTCTTTATCTAGTCCATGGGCGAGCCTTGTTTTTTCTAAGCTTGCTTGGTGATTGTAAATGTCCAACTGACTGTCGAGTTCAACTTTCTGCGCTTTTAATAGCAGATCGGCCTTGTCGAGTTCATGTTGCTGACGTTCAAGTTCTAATTTTTCTTGTTTGTTTTTTATTTCAGCAATTTTGGATTGCAACTCCATTTGCATGAGTTGTTCTTGTGGGTTAGGTGGAGCAGGCGGCAATTCCTTACCTTCTTCTTCTGCAATAATTTTCGGCGGCACAAGAGTTTTAAAGCGCTCAGCAATCTGTGGCATGTATTGTACATCAAGATTCTTAGCCCAAAGGTCTGCCACAAGTGGGAATGTTTGGGGTGCTGCTTGTAATGTTTGTTGGAAGAATTCTAGAGCGACCTCTTTTTGAACTGCGAATGATGGCCCCGTATCAATTTCAATATCATACTCATCATCATCGAGCACGTTCTCACGCTCTGGCTCACCTTCTTCATTTTGACCTATAATTTTATTTAAGACTATAGATTCGGTTCTACCATCTGGCTTTGAAACTATGAAAGGACGCTCATGCTCTCCTGCAATAACAGGTAGTAAATCTAGTACGATTCTTCCGCCTTGCTCAATTGCTTGATTTAAGTTACTAAACCAAACTCCTGCTGACATTGAGCCTTCCATTTTACGCTCACGCCGTGCTTTTCCAGACATATCGTGACCTTGGAGCGCTTCGTTTTCTGAAAAGCCTAGAATTTCTCGGATGTCTTGGCAACCGCGCTGGAATTGTTGGAAAAGACCTTGTGATATTTCCCAGGCCGGCATTTTCTGCGGCATCTGTCCGGTTTTTGGGTCAGGTTTAGCCGTGAGGATGCCCATTTGAAGCTCAGGATTCCGCCACATTTGTTCATTGCCCACAATGTTGTCTGGTGTTCCGAGCCATTGTTCACGTCGTCTATTTTTTATTTCTGCTGTTATTTCAGAACCTACATAGTTCACAAACTTCTGCGCATCGCGTGCCTCATGAATAAATGAGCGCGTGTATTGTTGTCCGTTTACATAGTTTGAATCCCCATCTACAAACACTTGAGGCAGATATTTTGACGGCCAATCAGTGAACTTAATGATTTCATTTTGCGTAAGAAGATATTGTCTAATTTTGTAATCTTTTTCCATGCGCTCGCCATGTATTTCAGGAATTCCGCGCCTAATCATATCTCCTACAATTTGAGAACTATCAGCTAAAGAGCGTTGCATCTCAATTTCTCTTTGCATCTCAAACCATTCATATTCTGTGACAGTCTGGCCATTTGTGAGTAGCAAAAGTTTAACGGGAAACCATTCTTTTTGCGTGTACTTACAAACGACAATTGTGTCTCTAGTTTCCCATTGAAAATCTAGTAATGAGCGAGGGTCAGTGTATGAGACAGGGTTTATAACGCCTGGGAATGTTGCGAAGAACTCTGGCTTTCCGTACAAGAATTGTCTAGCGCAAAAATCTCCATCTCCCTTATGAGGCTTTAATGCCACGGGGTCAAATGATACACGTGAGGTATCAGGTATAAGCTCATACCTTATGACTTGATTAAATGAATTTGGCTCGTAATCTAGCACTATTTCAAAAGCACCAAAGCCCATCATAAGAGCTGAGCGGAATGCTGTTTGATAAACTAAATCGTTTTGTGACTGGTAAGATATTGTTCGAACTAAGTCAGCTCGTATATCAATTTGCTTTTCATTGGCACGTCCTGTAAGTGAGCGTACCATTAGATCGGGTTTATTTTTGCGTTGCTCAGCAAGTATCTTTTTAACGGGATCGTAAAGTTTATTAAAAGTCATTGCAGGTACAAAAGTACGTGAGAACTCGGAACGTTCAACTGCAGACCACATATCTCTTACGAGAAATTTCATGTCATCTCGGCCACGTACTATATTTTCCCCAAAATACCCATCCCAAAGCACCATGTTTTCACGGGCTTTGACAAGTACTTCTCGCTCGTCTATGCCTGCGTCATCAAGATCGCTAAGCAGTTTATCGCGAATAGACTCTGATTCTTCAACTGGCACCATTGGGTGTGCAATGACTTCCATTTCTTATTTCTCCCCAATCCTAGGGTTGAATCGGTGACAAGTTGTCACCGATTGACTTATTATGCTGCTGGTAAAACTTCTGGTGGTGTAACTTGATCAATTGTTGCTGGAGAATGCTTAAATATTTCCCAGTCGCTAGAGATTAAGTCTTCATAAGAAAATATGAAGTTGCCAGCGTTTGGAGATGGTGATAATACAATTTTCCATACATGAGCCATACCAGGCATTAAAGATAGATATCCGTCTTGCGGACTCCAGCCAGTTCTGTGCATTGCATCACCTAATTTTAAATGTTCTAACGCTTCACTTAACTGCATTTTACTTCTCCTTTTTGTTAATTAAATCTTCATCCACTTCTATAAGTTTTCCACAAAATTTATCCATCATTTCATTAACACAATATATGCACCAGCGACCACTTATACCATTACTCCACATAATGCGCTCATCTTTAGATAATTCCCCGTGTTTTTCACAAACATATTTCATATCATGGCAATACCGTCAATCGGCAAGAACCATTTGTAAAAACGGGCTTATACCATTGATGACCATCAGAACCTACAGCCGCAACAAAGTCTGTTGCATAAACTGCAGCACTTTGCGTCTTAATATAGTTGTCCAGGAAGCCCGCGGCTGAGATTTCAGCAAGTGTGTTATTAGGACAGTATAGATGTCCTATGCGTGGGATAATGTTGTTTTGTCCGGCGAAATTAAGTGTAAACTGGTTAATCTGTGGTGCTGTCATGTTGTTCTCCTTGTCATATTAAATTACTTTTCTGTATTTTTTTGGGACTTTCGGTATTCTTTTCCAGGCTACAATATCATATAGAGCGTCTAAAGATACAGGTCTTGTAAATACATTGGTTCGATCGATTTTCTTAGGATAAAATCTACATCCTATGAAACCTAATCCTACAACTCTCCCATTAGTTACAAGCACAATTTCAAAAGACGTTGGTAAGCTTTTTTTAACATCGTTCCACCCGCGTATATGTATATGTCTCATTGCCACCTAAACACTGGATTAAACATGTTCTCAGGCTCTTTGCCGCCCATCTTCTCTTGACTGATTCTATCAGAAGCAAGCTCCAAACATCCATATCCTAACCCATCCATTGGGTGTGATGCCATGTTTTTATTAGGCTTGTCTTTATAGCGCTCTTCGCCAGAGACCGCAACCCTTGCATAAACATAATCTTTAACAAATCCCTTAAATAGTATAGGGCAGTTGCGCCTATCAAGCACGAGCCCTGGCTTACCATCTATCATTTTGTTTAGAAAGTATTTAACACTAGCAAGTCTTGGGTCAATGTCATTAGTGCGTGCGGCTCTTGTTGGAATGCCAAGCGATGTAAGCTCACCTATGCATGACATTTCCTCAATGACCTCTGACCTATTGTTACCCGCAGGGTCGGCTAGTGACATGCCGACTTTGCAGTACGGAAAGTCCTTAAGCAAACTCGGCATAACAACCGAATCAGCAAAGCTTCTTATGCCCATACCATCAGCCACATACTCTTTCAATATTAAAAGCTGTCCTCGGGGGGATAATTGCATTACCACGCACGCAGGTGTTAGACCAAAGTCCCAGCCAAGTATTAGCTGTTCACCTTGAATTGCTGTTATTGATTCAACAGCATGAAAATCAGGATTGAATTCAGGATAAACACGCTTGCCAAAACCAACTGCACCATATTCACCAAGACAAAAAACTTTAATGAATTCTTGCGATTGTCCTTCTGCGAGCATTTCATAATAATTGTCAGGTAGATGATTTGCATTGTCAGCGCTAGGATTACGTATCCATTTGTTGTCATGTTTTATAAGTCCTGGTGGTTGCTTAAAAAGCTTGTGATTTGGAAAAACTTGCTCTTCAAAATCCTTGTAAATCCAGTGGTCATCTTCGGGAGGGTTGGTATCAGCTATTATTCCAGACCAGTACGGTTCAGGACAAAATGCCTTAGATGGATAGCGGTTAACACGACCTTTCATATGCGCAAGGGCTGCTTTCGGAACCTCTGAGAGTTCGTTAATATAGCAGCCTGTAAGCTCCAAAGATTTAATCTTGCGCACATCTTCTGGTCTATCGAGGGCTATGAAAAGTAATTCTAGCTCTACAACACCATAGCCATCGTTAAATGTATGCTCATAAGTGAGTATTGGCTTTTGGCGCTTACGAATGTCTCCTAGCTCACCAAACCACGACAACCACGTTGCGAGAGTTGTGGTCTGGAGTTCTCCTGAGGTGTTGCGTACAATGCCCCATCGGCTTCTACGTCTTCCAGAATGCCATTTGGGTATGGCACATGCGCGCTCAACAATTTCTGCAGCTGCGAGTGTACTTTTTCCGCTTCCGTAAGGGCCCATAATGACGCGCACAAAGCTGTCATCGAGATGAAAAGCACGACCGGTCTCAGTCGGAATATAGATTTTATCTTCATTATGTCCATGTATGATTACCTCCTTGGTGATGTGATTGATAGTGATTTGTCGTTCTACTTCTTTACGATGTGATTCTTCTATCTGTTCTATGCGCTTAAGTAAGGCTGCGGGGGACATCATTTCTCAAGCACCCTTTTAGGCGGGATAGTTTTAAAAGTGGGATTATAATTGTCTCGGTAATGCTCTTGCGTTGTAAATCTCACGCCACACTTGAGACACTCTCGACGTCTGTAGGTCTGGTTAATTTCGTGTTTTTGTACTGTTTCTACAACACTTGAGTTAGAGTAATGGCAGTGGGGGCATTCCATTATTTTCTAAGCCCCCTCAATGTCTTAAACATCTGAGCGTGAGTTGATGCTTGAGTAAATCTCTTTGATTGTTTTTTAGTTGATTCGACAGTATATTTATCATCATCTGCATTCTCGAATGCGGGCGCTGTCTCCTCTTTACGCTTTTCTCGTGTCTTGTGTACCCATCTATTAGGTATTGCGCGCATCTTAGTCCTTAAGAGCTAGTTACTGGTTAGTTATTTCTTCTTTTTGCCTAAGACTTTATCAGCCTTGGCGTCTATCTTTGCCTTGGTTGAAGGTGATAGCTTGCCTTTGTGCTCCATTTCAGATGCTCTACTTTTGGCGTTTCTAGCGTGTGCTTTGTCAGGCATAGGGTACTTTTTCTCACCAGGTAGCCCAAATTCACCCTTGGGGATTTTCTTGCGTTCTTTCGTTGTTAACTTCATTAGTCTCTTCCTTTAGTTTTAGTCCTAGCTTATCTAAATGATAAATAATTTCAGCGATAGCTATAGTTGTAATGTGTTCTATGCCAATAATATCACTGCGTGTTCGTTCTACGAGTTCACCAACTTTCATTATACCTGCGTTCATGAGAGTGGTATAAACCGAAGGGGAGAGTCCTATCGCTGAAACTGGGGTAGAGAGTATGTTTGAGCCCTCTTGCTTCTCATCTATGTCATCCTCAGGAGTACTTTTAGATGATCTTATGATCATCGATCTTAATACATTGATGTTTTCGTGAATTGTGAGGAAAGCTTTATTATCAGATGCTTGATAAGCACCAAACGCGAATAATGCTATGCCTTGGAGAGCACTGGGTAGATCGTCTTTTTTACTTGTATTCATTTATTTCTTTTTCCTCTTCTTAGGTTCTTTGGCCTCAGAGTATGCAATAGCAACAGCCTGATTGACAGGCTTTTTACCTATCTTAACCTCAGTCTCTATGTTCTTTTTAAACCCTGGACTACCAGGTTTTGCGCCTTTAATCAACGGCATTGTATTATCCTTAATTAATAAATGCCCCCATTGCTGAGGGCAGAGTATCATCAATCAGCTTTAAGTAAAGTAATCTTTAAATAAGCGCTGTTTGTTTGAGCATTTGTGCCAAGAGTAGGAGCGGTTAACACAACAGTCGCAACTGATGTATTAGCAAGTTCTAGCACATCTCCCTTGTCACAGTGTACAAACACATCCGCCACAATCTCATTGGCCTTTTGCTCAGGGCTAATAGTCATGTTAGCAAATGTAGAGCCTGGTACTATCAATCCATTTCTGAAAAGCGATAATGTCCAAACTGGCAATGGGCTTGCGATCGGGTTTAAAGACCCACACAAACCTGTTGCTACATCGTACCAACCGGCAAGATTTACAGTTATCTTACCGTTTGCACCTGCCATGCTCACATCAATATTAGATGTTGCAAAGACAGTGTTTTCAAGTGTAACTACCTGTCCAGCTTGGTTCGGCGCAGGAGAAGCAATAAGGTTTTGAGTTTGTATACTGTAAACTTCTGCAAACTCAACAGCTCCAACTGGGGGATGGTCGCCACCACAATTTACACAAGAACCCGGAATACCTTGGGGGCCTTGAATTCCTTGAGGGCCTTGCAAACCATCTTGTCCACGGGGCCCTTGCACACCTTGTTCCCCTTGAACGCCTTGCATAGATTGACAGCAATCACATTTACACTTGTGATGATCGTGTTCGTTACTCATAATTTTTTATCCTTTAATGATGTTGAGAGAAACTTCTAAATTTAAATCTAAGTCTAAATCTACGTCTATTACAACATCATTAAGGCTAAATTTTGTGTAGTTAAGTTATCCTTTAAACCGTAAATCATTCTTGCCGTAATTAGCCATGCTCTGCTCTGGCAGATTGCGTGACGCTCCAGCATGTCTGTAAGTACTAGTTTGCTGAAGAGATTCGCGTTCTAAATATATGTTGTTGCGAGTAGATAGATAGCCGTCAGGCTTCTGAGATGTGTATTTAGCGCCCATTATTTATCCTTTAAATTATGTAAATGCTCAATTACTTTCTTTGTTGCATTACAAAAATCTTGGTCTATTATCATGAGATATTCAGATTCTTCGTAGTAAGGTTGTAAATCTAGATTGTCAGTCACGATATTATGTATCACTTTACAGCGCATAAATCGCACATCTATCATATAAGTATCATCGCCTTCTTTTAATTCACTCATCAGTAACCACAGTCTTTCTTGCCATCTTTTTTGCCGTCTTTCTTACCGTCTTTCTTTTTAGACATCTTCATTTCTTTGCCCATCTTGCTTGACATCTTCTTCTTTTCTGCTGCTTTCATTTTTTACTCCTTGTAATTTATCTACGCGTTTACTTAATTCTTCGAGCAATGCATTTGCACCGAAATGTTTGTTCCAACGTCGCTCTAAAAGCCATGCGTGAGCTTGCCAGCGCTCGGGTGCAGAAGCGATCATATCTGTATGTTCCATGACTTTTTGCATTTCTGCTTTCTTTATGCCCTGCAAAAAGTCAGAATATTCCGATTCAATATGATTGTCTAAATCATCCGCACCTTGGTCTAACCAGTAATATAGCGTGCGCTCTGATATGCCATTGGCTTCTGCAGCTAGTTGATAGGGAACACGTCTTGATATAGCAGATATAATATTAGCTGTGCGTTCGGGCGTAAATTTCGATGGTCGTCCCATTGGTTCGGGAACGTAATCTTTGTGAGACCTTCCAGCCATAGTAGTACTCATCCTTAAGTTATTTGATCAAATCATAGCACGCAAAAAAAATAATGCAAATAAATATAAAAATATGTTGACATGCTGAAATGCTAATGTATAATAGCATCTTATCAACAACAAACAGAGAGATAAGAAAATGAATCATTTTAATGAACAACTAGCAAGAATGTCTTACGAAGATGCTCTTTTATTCCCAGGAGCAGAGATTTCATGCCATGGTGTTGTGACAAAAGACCCTAATTGTAAAATGATGTCTTATTACAAATCAAAGCCAGGATTGCCGACATGCGGGCTGCAGGCAATGTCAGATGCAGAAATTCGTGATATAGCATTACATCAAGATGAATAATAACAGGAGATAAGAAAATGACTGAACTACTACCATGCCCGTTTTGTGGAAATGAAGAAAACAATGGAATTTGTTGGAAAAGTGATAATTATGTTTGCGTATGTTGCGGATCTTGTGGAGCTGAAGGGGCTAATCAGGAAGACGAAGAAGAAGCAATAAAATCATGGAACACTAGAGCAAGATTGAATCACGAAGCAGAATTCTTTCAGGGATGTTTGTACACAAAATATGCAATTAAAGAAGCTATTGATAAATTAAAAACATGGGAAAAGCCATTTTAAGAAAATGAATAGGGCTCAATCAAGAGCCCCATACCTGCTTATTCAACAGATAACTATGCATATCTCGTTTGTTTCAATCCACGCGCTAGGAGAAGCGCGAACTATCAATTCCCTCCAGCTTGGAGGTTAACGCAAGAATCATATATAAAAATGATTCAGTTTTTTTCTAAGCTTTCAGCATGAAAGTTAACATTACAACCCGCGCATTATATCTCAAAATACAAAGAAATCAAATAATAAATAGCCCTACGTTAATAGGGCTACTAGGAGTGGCTCTTTCTGAAAATCTACAATAAAAGCGACAAAATAAAACCGTATGCGATAACTATATTCTGTCTCATTTATATCATAACTCAAAAAGTTAAATAGTCAAACGCTGTTATCAACAACCAGGGCAAACCTACACTAGATGCAAATATTAATGCCAAACTGCTATAAAAATACTTATCCTTCATTCTCCCTAACCCCTTTCCAGTTTACTCACTGCGTAGTAAACAAAATTCAAGACTCTTTGGCAAGCTTTTTAGACCGTTTTGTTCCACATTTTTCACACGCATTTTTACGTAAAATAGCGACAATTATTACAAGCACTACAGCCTCAATTCCGCCCATGCTTGAAAGACTTAATAGACTCGCAATATCTCCTTCTAGTGTCTTAGCTAGATTAATGACAGTCGAAATAAAATCGTAAGAGCAAATTGCAGCAGGTATGGAAACCGCAACATGAGGTTTTGACCGAATGTATTTTTTTATACTTTTCACGACTGCCTCCTTTCATTACTTTATGAGTTCAAAGTGTACTAAATCCCTGAATTTTTCATCATCAATGTTCTTATTTTCATTCCAATCACCTCCGTACCGCACTGAATGTCCCATAAACCCATCATTTTTCAATTTTACTGCTATACCCAATACAAACCCAGCGAACCAGTAGAAACGTTTGAAATTACCCCATTCTATGGGAAATGGCGCTACATCGACTGCAAGAGAAGGTAATTGGTTGTGGTTGCCATGTGGCCAATCCAGTTTTGAATGTACACTCGCAAATGCTTCGTGTTGCGCTTCTTGTCCGCGATGACCTTCTAGCACCTTGCAATCGAAATGCTTGATCACCTCATTGAACAAAACTTGCAAATCAGGATGACAGGTTGATAATTGGCGTAGTGACTCAGCGCTAAATCTTGCCATTTTAAATCCCCCTCGGACGAAGATAATTGTTAACTGTCCTCACTGCATCATCAAAACCGTAGCAAAAAAAGGCGGCAAATCCAACATCTTTTACAATTCTTTGAAATTCCTCTTGAGCTAGCCAAGTGTCGGTCATGCGCTCTGAGCGAGAATAAGTTCTATTGCGTTTCATCTCTACAAACAACCCATGATATCCACCGCATGGATAATAAATAAACAGGTCGGAAACCCCCGCTCTAAGCCCTAGTAACTTCGCATGCCATCCCTGGGCTGGGGTTCTGGCTCCTTCATTGTCGATCTTGCAAAAAAGGTTTTTCAGTAAGTGGTGCGTGCTCAGCCATTTTACGAATGCCCTTTGTTCCTGAGCTTCGGTTGCAATCTTAGGTTTTGTAAGTACCGCTACTTTTCTTCTGGCCATCCTTAGCCCCTTCTGTTGTCAATGGTGAATCATGCACAAATGGTGCCACTAAATCCTAGCTCGAACTAGATAACCCATCTTTCCCCGATAGACCAGGGTTTTGGGGTTGACCTGCGTGACTTCCTATTTTCCCAGATTCTCCAGGCTGGAGTTTCTGGGTTTTCGTAACCCCAAACATCAGTCTCTCTTCTACTTCCTCATAACATCGTATAGCTTCCTCTATTTTCTCCTCAGGATATGCCGCTAATACTTCCCTACAAACCTGTCTCAAGAACTCAATCTCATCCCCGCCATGCAAATCTGAGACTTTTCTTATCAATAGGCAAAGATAGTTCTTTCGAGCTATCCATAGCCCTTTGTTCATTATTCCCCCCAAGTCTGGTAAACGCGAGTAGGCTTATCATATCGCCGTACGGGTTCTTCAGGTTCTACTTTCGCATTGGGATTGTAGCCAAGTTCTTTCAAGAGAGATTGTTGTTCAATCATGTTCAAAAACTTTCTGCGTTGATACATGTAGTTCACAGGCAATATCATCACTTTCGTCTCAGGTATAGAAATCAAGTACTCTCTAAACTCGTTGTAAACGGCTTGATCAAAATCTCTAGCCCCGGGTCGTATTTTATTTTCGTCAAACTCTTTGTACGGCAAACCTTTGCACTCGAGTTTTGCATCTTCAATCTTTTGCTGATATTCGGCTAAGCGCTCTCTAAAAGACTTCCGCTCTTCTACTGTGGGTATTTTAGGAGGTGGTGGCAGCTCTTTAGGTTTAGCATTGAAGACTTCTAGTTGTGCCCAACATTTTTCAGGGTAAAGCATAAACTCAGATTCTGCGTCTTTATAAGCATCCTTAGATTTCTCTAAAATATCATCTTCTTTGCCGTTGCTTAAAGTCCATGAGCCTATTATGTCATACATCATTTTGACAATAGGGTGGCTAAAGTCACGAGCCATCATCATGCGTATAGCGTCATGAGGTTGTAGAAAACCAGAGTATTTTTTGCATAAGTTTTCAAACTGTCCGAAAGTGGGTGGGAAGTTTGGGAACTTATTAAATGTCTCTTTAGTAGCTAGCACAAGAGTTTTATAGTCATACTGGCTTAAGTCATTACGCCAATCATCAATGCACTCATCCCAGTTGGGATTAGCTCCTAGCCTATTAGTCCATGGAGTACCGTACTTATTAGCAAACTTTGCAAACAAATTAACAATGTTTTCCCTTTCACAAGTAGCATTCAGTAAAGTTACCTTGTTCATCGTAATACCCCCTCTTTGGTGATTGTTTTTGTTTAGCCATGGTTTGGTGGAAATTGTCAGTAGATTGCTGTTTGCCTGTAGATCCTCTTGGCCTTATATCAAGTTCATCTGTCCAACGTTCTTGGTTTAAGTAGGTAAGTGGGTTGGGGATATATCCGTCTATCCATGAGCGATCATTTGCAATCTGCGCTTCAACTTTTGCGATGATCTCCTCTGCGTGGGCGTCTAATTTCTTTGATATCCATTTTTGTTCACAGACTACTTTCCCTTTTTTAAGAGGATAGACTTCCCAGAAATCATCAAAACGAGAAGAAATTTTTTGGGGAGATATAGAGGGGTTTTTAAGTTCTTCTTTTAGATTCTCTCTTTTAGATTCAGTGTCCCAAATTTGGGACTGGTCACCCGTCCCGTTTTTGGGACTGGTACCCGTCCCGTTTTTGGGACTGGTCACACTTTTGGAACCAGTACCGTTTTTGGGACTGGTGAACTCTGATAATGAGTTATCTACGTATGTAAGTCTCATTACTGGTATTTGTCCAGAACGTCCTTTAAATTCACCTGAGTATTCAAGAAGTTTTTTATCAATTACAGATTGACGTACCTTAATAATTGTTTTTCTATCGAGCGTACTATCTGCAATAAGCCTATCGATAGATGGCCAACACTCATGAGCTTCACCAGCTCTATTGGCACATGCGAGAAGGAATAGTTTTTCGCTAGATGTTACTTTTGATTTAGGCAGTCGCCAGGTGGCAGCTGTAGCTTCTACACTCATTAGTTAACTCCTTTTAATAATGATTTAAACGCTTCATGCGCATAATAAAAGTATAATGAGAAAATATGTATTAAAGAAAGGTTGTTATTAGAATGTTTCATCGATATAATTGCCTTGTCGTATGGATGCTAAGCGGTGTTACTTGCCAAAGCGTGCATCCGGTTGTAAAGAATGAATAAGAATCTTGGCGGATATGGTATTCATTCGGTTTATAAAAGTTCTCGCAGGCGGGAACATGAAGTGCCCGCCCTTAACTTCCAAGTATTATGCCCCAACTCAATTAATAAGTCTCTAAAAATCCTAATTTTTAAATTTCTAAAAAATATCACGAAACTCTTGCGTATATAATAATATATTGGTATCATAATGCTATTGGATAATCAGTATAAATAAAGGTGGATAAAATGAAAGAAGAAGAAATGAAACAATTTAACGTAAGATTACCGAAAGTAATTTGGACGTTCTTAAAACATGATTCATTTAACACAGGCTTAACTATGAATCAAATTATTACGAATCTTTTAACAAAATATAAAAATAAATCAGAAAAGAAGTTGACACAAGAGTAATGCTAATGTAGAATGGCATTTTAGTGTGAGCCAAAGCAACGAACTTTGACTCACTGAGCGATAATAACCGACAAAGGAAATATCATGAACAACAAAAGTATAACTTATGTAAATAAAATAAATCAAATACTTTCTGCCGAAGACCAGTTTTTCTGCGGTGCAGAAAGCATAAGTGCAGGATTTTTACATAGTCAAGGAGTGACTGGAATGAACCCACAGAGAGAGCTAGAACTATATATTGAGGAACTAATCGCTAATTATGCGAAATACGAAGACGAAGTTTATAGTTTAGATTTAGATCAAATCCCCGATTACGAACAAGCAGAACTCACACGTCTATTTTTAGAATCAATCGATCGCGAGATGGAATGCGAAGCGATTCACGGCAATGATTTTGGCATCAATAGTGATTTTAATTGCGCACTGCTTGCGATGCTTAAAAATGACAATTCGTTCACGCGATCTAATTTTGCAGAAATCACACACCGCAACATAACTACTTATTACGCAGATAGCTTGAACAAAATACTATCAGATGCTTGTAATGATTACTTGCACAATCTCAATGGCGATGAAGGATATTACGCGCGAATTGACAGAGAGCACGGCGATTTAGAATGGAGAAAAATATCATGATGACAGATTTTGTTAGTAGTCAAGAACGTATTTCAATGTGCAAAGAAAAGATAGTGACATTTTACGAATGTGATCGCGCTTTCTGGAATTGTGAGCCTTGGGTAGCGCATTTTTCAAGCTACGACGGAGCACAAATTGATAATGAAACTCCAAGTGATGACCCAATAGGTTTTGGCTGTACAGAACAAGAAGCAATAGATAATTTACTTGAGAACGCTAGATAAATGCTTTATGCGCACTAAAACCCAAGAATTCGAGGGAATTAATGCGCATCTGGGATTTATCTAGCGCCCCGAAATGGGCATAACTAAACTATAACTAAGTTGGAGATGTAGAAATGGTCTTAAAAGCAAAAAAACCTGTTGTTTCTGAATGCAGACTTAAAGCGCTGTTCTATGGTTGTGCCGGAGTCGGTAAAACGTACGCTGCAATTCAATTCCCTAAGCCTTATATAATTGATACCGAGGGTTCAACTAATAAGCCACAATATGTACGACTCATAGAAAAGTCAGATGGTGCCGTGCTCATGACAATAGATTTTGATGAGATGATCAACGAAGTTAGGGAGCTTTTAACAACTAAACATGATTACAAGACTTTAATTCTTGACTCTCTAACTTTGGCCTATAATGATTTATTAGAAAAAGCTGAACGCAAGGTGGGAACAGAATTCGGCCGCCATTTTGGTGAAGCGAATAAGCGAATGAAACAACTTTTGAACTTATTGTTCAGGTTAGATATGAATGTGATAATTACTAGTCACTCTAAGAATGAATATGGTGCAAATTTAGCAGTGCTAGGACAAACTTTTGATTGTTACAAGAAACTAGATTACCTTTTTGATCTTGTATTTGAGATTCAAAAACGTGGTGAAAATCGCGTAGGAATTGTTAAAAAGTCACGATTTGAAACATTCAAGGATAATGACACTTTTCCCTTCTCTTACGAAGAGATTGCAAACCGTTACGGGCGTGCTGTTATTGAGCGTGAAGCCATAGCGCAAGAATTAGCAACACATGAACAGGTTAAGGGTATTTTAAGGTTGATTGAACTCTTGAAGGTTCCGTCTGAAATTTGGCAAAAATGGCTAGATAAAGCTAGTTCTGAAAGCTGGGAAGATATGCCGCAGGACTCTATACAAAAGTGTATTGATCACTTGGAATCAAAAATTAAGGGCGAATAATGAGTAAAAACCTTACAAAGAAAGAAATCAGCTTTCATTCTTCATTCTTTGGTACAGGCGGCCATTTGTCAATACGAAACATCAGGCGCCTTATTAAAAAACACCCTAATGACTTGCAGCTGCAAGAGCTACTGAAAATAGAACTAGCAAAAATATAAGGAGAATAACAATGCTTAATTACGAAGTGATGTCAGAAGAACAGGCAGAGCAAGAGCGCTACCAGCTTCTCAAGGAAGGAGAATACAACGCAGTCATCGCCAGTTCTGAGGACAAGACGTCCTCAACTGGCAACCCAATGATGGACATGTCACTAACGGTTTATGACGAGCTAGGTAAGACATACAGCGTACGCGACTTTCTAGTTTTCACGCGTCAGATGATGTGGAAAATTATAAACTGCGCGGACTCAGCCGGATTGCTTCCTGAGTACAACACGGGTAAATTTTGCTCTAACGCCGTGATTAACAAAAACATTAGAGTGAAAATTGGTCTCGAAGAAGGTAAGATTATTCCGCACGATAAGTTACAGGGTAAGCCTGAGGGCTCGACATATCCTTCTAAAAACAAGGTAATGGCTTATATTAAACGAGCTGAACAAAAGCCATTGGGTCATAAAGAGCCAGATTTGAAAGAAAATGACATTGACAATGATGTTCCGTTTTAATTACAGGAGATAAGAAAAGATGAAAGAATGTACAGCAACCACGACATTTACAGTTACAAAACGTGAATTATTGATTGATAGTGTAGATACATTCGTCATGGCTTCAATGGGATCATTGAAAAATAAAATAGGCAAAGACTTTGTTAATATGATTCTCGCTGATTTCAAAGACGTTGATAATAATTTTCAGTTTGAATTGACAATCAGGAAACTAGAAAACAGTGAGATTTGACTATTGGGCGACGCATGTGCCGACACCTCACAGGTAAATCATGCTTAAGAGGTAAATATGGGTGAGTTTATTGCTAAATTAATAGTTACAGCAGCCTGTGTGCTTGTCATAAATCATCATGTTTACCTTGAGTTGTGGGAAGGTGCAGCGATTGGTGCAGGTTTGATGATGCTCTTTGTTTGAGACAATACCATGTCTAAATGCGACAAATGCGAGCAAACATTAGGAGTATTCATTGAGGATGACTTAGGTACCTTATGTCAAAAATGTCATCCTCAATTTATGAATCCTTGCGATCCTAAAGAAGTGGCTTTATATTTCGATTCAATTGACTTTCCAAGGACAAGAAAATGCCTGAAATAATGAATTTAGATTTTTCTGTAATCTTTACTGGGATAAATACGGCGTTTTGTATGATTTTATATTCCGACTTACTGGCAATGACCAAAAGACTGAATAAAATAGAAACGCTGCTAGTTCATATCAATATAAATCGTCATTGGCCTAGCGATCCTAGTTGTACTGAAAATATCACTAATCATGCGGATTAGTTAGTGTAAAAAATGCCGATACATTGTATCTGTAAATGAAAGATGGAATTAATTACTATGGTTAAAACTGAAGCAGAAAGAAAGAGAATAATCTTTGATGTATACAGTAAAACATCAAAATTTATTCGGAAAGAAATTTTGAACAATATGACTGAAATCGAATATGAGTCTAACCCTGAGTTTTATCAAACCTTGGAATTAAATGCAGTGATTCTTTTAAGTGCAAACATATTAAGTTTTGCTTTTCATAATTCTACAGAAACTCCTAAGTGCATAATGAGAGCTTTTTTTGAAGGAATACATCATGCTTTGATTAACATGTTTGATCATGACATTGAACAATTTAAGAATCTTTAAAAAATATTTTGAGCAAATTGCAAAAATAACAAGGAGTTCTAATGAAATTACAAGATTGGATTGATGCAAAATATTTAGAAATATCAAAACAGCTTCCTGTACTCGTTAACACTGAACCTACAAGTTTTAGATGTGGGCACGTTAGTGGATACAAAGCATGCTTGCTTGAGATAGACAGATTCCTAGAAGACTTCGTGGACGCTGAAAATGAAAGATTTAGCTAAGATGCGCCTCGGCGTTTTACGTGAGATTAAAAACGTTAGAAGATTTTTAGATAACATAGAACGTAGTGTTAAATCCCGAAACCCTGCAGCTATCCAGCGCGCTTATATGTTTCTAGTGCATCTAGTCCGAGAGATGGACGAAGGTTTATTGACGCCGAATAACATTGCGCTAGATGTAGAGATTGCGCAGCTATTAAAAGAAGAGAACAATTAAAAATGATGAATATATAATGACTTTCTACACTTTAGACAAAAATAAAAAAGTAGTGCCATGCTCTATAGACGAATGGATGCATCACGTGGAACATGTTAATTGTGTTGCTCGTGATACTATCAAAGATTACGACGTGTCTACAGTGTTTTTGGGGTTAGACCAAGGTTACAGCTTTACGGAAAACCCACTTCTTTTTGAAACAATGATATTTGAAAATGATAGCCATGAATCTCATGCAAGCTATCAAACCCGATGTTCTACGTATGAACAGGCATTAGAGATGCATCAAATAGCCATAGATTGGATTAAAATTAATCACAAAGAAAAGGAAGCAAAATAATGAATGATCTTAGAAGTTTATGCTTAGGTGACCTCATATCAAATAGAGGCGCAGGAGGATTTATAACTCAAGCAGGTGTTCCACATGATTATAATAGCAGTATAGAAGCATTAATGTATTTGCGGCAACAAATCATATCAAATTCTTGCGCGCGCAAATGACATGGCTTTTCTTCTGGGTTATAGCTGGTCTGCTATCAAGAGTATTTGTAATAGCCCTCAATTTGTTAATGATAGAACGGCTATTAATGAGCTAAATGATTTTCTAATACCACGCTTAGAAAAACTATTTTATCCTGAGGTAGAAAATGAGCTGGATTAGCGTAGAAAATAGTTTGCCAGTATTCTGGAAGGACGTCTTAGTGTTCGATGAAAACGGTTACATATTTGTTGCTAAACATGTTCGTAATAACTGGACGGCTAGCAGCTGTTATTCTGATTGTTGCGGTTGTAAATTAAATGTAACCCATTGGCAACCTTTGCCGGAAATACCTGAGGAATATTAGTGATGGATGATTTTAAACCC